AACTCCGTAGGGATGTAAAACTCTACAGGGGAGAGCTCGTTAAGCTTGTTCAATCCACGAATAAATTAATAGAAGAGAACGAAAGCTAATCCAATATGCCTTACTTAACACAAGCCAAAGTAAAAGAATACAGGGAGGCTAACTTACCTACCTGCTGTCCCATCCTCAGCATTAAGACTGATGACTGGGTACTTGACCATGACCACCAGACTGGGATGGTACGTGGCGTAATCTCACGCCAAGCCAACAGTCTACTAGGGAAGGTCGAGAACTTCTACCTTGGTATGTGCAAAGGGGACAAGGACTTCTTGCCTGTTACATTGGAGGCTATGGCTTGTTACCTTGAGGACTACAAGACGGATGTCCTGCATCCAGTTGGACTCAAACAACTAACACGAAAGTTCCTATCAAGCTTGACAGCTGATGAGCAGAGGTCAGAGTTGGAGGCGTTAGGTGCGAGCAAGGAAATGCTTGAAGCCTGTACAAATCACCATCATCGTGCGGATTTATTCCGTGCACTAACGAAAGAAAAATATGAGTAAAAACCTACACCAAAAATTACAAGGGATTCAGTCATCCCTCAAAGCTCCGAAGGGGCAGACTAATAAATTCGGGGGGTACAAGTACCGCTCCTGTGAGGACATCCTTACCGCAGTCAAACCATTACTTGCTGAGAACGAATGCTCACTTATCATTCACGATGAAATCGTTGAGGTAGGTGGTCGTGTATACGTCAAGGCTACCTGTGAGTTACTTGACTCAAATGATTCAAATGCTGTTGTCAGTTCAACTGGCTTTGCTCGTGAGGCTGAGGTCAAGAAGGGTATGGACGATGCACAGATTACTGGTTCAGCCAGTAGCTACGCTCGTAAGTACGCATTGAATGGACTGTTCGCTATTGACGATGTCAAGGATGCTGACGCTACCAATGACCACGGCAAGAAGCAAGCCAAGCCAATTAACCAAGGAGGATTTTAATATGTTTTTCCGTAGATTAAGACAACGTGTAGCATCAATCAAGATGGCGGTTGACCGCCTTGAGTTCGAGTGCGAACAGAACTGGAAGAGACTCAACAAGATTGAGGAACTGATTGATGAAAGGTTCGAACAGATATACAAGTACACCGATGAAAAGTATCGCAGGGTGGACGAGTGGGATAGCCTACAGCGTGAAAAGATTAACGTCATTACTGACCACCTTGGTATCGAGCTTGACAACGGAGTACACGTACTCATTGATTCAGAAACAAATTCTAACTAACCATAAACCAACATATAAATATGAGCGAACAATACGATAACACAAATCGAGGTACATTCTTTGTGAATGACCGCAAGGAAAAAGAAACACATCCTGATTATACTGGTAAGATTAATGTAGGGGGCGAGGACTTCTACATTAAGGGCTGGAAGAAGGTCGCCAAGAGCGGACTTAACTTCTTGTCCCTGGCAGTACAGTCAGTCGATGAGGCACAGAAGCCACGTACGGAACAGCCCAAAGCGGCTACCGCACCGACAAATGACGACACTCCGTTTTAATGGAGAGCGAACGTAAGTTCGACAAGGAGTGGTGGGAGGACTTCCGTAATGCGGAGGTCACTTCCATCCTTGCCTTGACTGCTGATAAGAACAACGATTACACTGGTGGTCAGACCTGCGATAATCCCTTCGCTAACTTCGACAAGTCAGTTGAGTTCGGTGTTCATCCCCTGACTGGTATCTGTGTCAGGATGCAGGATAAATTCCAAAGGGCACGTGCTCTTTGTTCCGATGGCTCACTCTCAGTTAACACAAAGGGCGACCAATCCAAGGACATCTTCCGTGACCTAATTGGTTACTCGTTGATAGCCATTGGGATGCTCGACCGAGAGAGTAAGCCGTAATCAGTTATGGTAGAATGCTTGTCCTTTATAATCCTGTAAGGGGCAAGTATTCACTATATGACTAATAATAACAACACAACACACAGCAACGTAATGAACAAAACAATCCTTGAAGCAACCGAAGTCTCCCTCTCAATCTACAATGAGATTGATAGCTACCAGCTACCTGAAGAGACTCGTGTTAAACATAAGGCTTTGGGTCAGGTTCTTCGTTCGTTGGTAGAAATACTTGACAAACATGAACAATCTAAAGCAACCGCATAGCGAAGAAGCGGAGGACAAACTAATCGCATCGTGTCTCCTTGACGGGGACACTGGGGTTTACGACACAGTAAGCCGTACTGTATCCCATGAGGATTTCTATACCCTTCGGGGTAAACTTTTCTTCCATGCTCTTGGCGAACTCGCCTCAGCTGGAGAACCAATTAACGAGGTGTCAATTGCCGAGCGTCTAAAGATGCTTGGTGGGCTTGATGAGGTCGGGGGCATGGCTGGTATATATGCAGTCATGGACAAGGCTCTAACGTCCACACAGGCTGAGTACTACGCAGGTATCGTGGACGAGAAGTCCCGACTTCGTTCCCTTATTCGTTCGTGCCGTGTCGCTATGGATGAATCACAGCTTGAGACAATGAACTACGACCACATCCGTAGTACACTTGAGGCTGAGATTATAGCTAAGCCATCACGACTGCATGACAAGTCCAGTATCTCTAACTCAGCTAAAGAAATTATGTCCGAGATTAAAGCAATACAGGACGGAACGTACGAGGCTGACGTTGTTAAGACGCACCTCGGTCTGCTTGATGACCAGCTTGGTAATGGTGGTATCGCCGCTGGCGAAGTACTAACCTTAGCCGCTCCGACATCATGCGGTAAGTCCGCACTAGCTCTGTACATAGCATCACAGTCAGTCGTAAAGGATGGTCATGCCTGCGGTATCTTCTCATTGGAGATGCCACAGAAGCAACTTACTAATCGTTTACTACAGACTATATCAGGTGTAAACATGAGGAACATTCGTGAAGGCACAGCTACTGATGACCAAGTGAACCGAGTCAATCAATCCATTAATGACCTCGACACCAAGTACCCAATCGTTACATCTCACAGCGTACGTAGTGCTGATGACCTAGTAAGTCAGACCCGACAGTTCGTACGGAACAAGGGAGTAAAGCTAGTCATCATTGACTACCTCCAGTTGATTCCGTTTAACTCAAACAAGATGAGCAAGAACGAGGGTATCGCTGACATCTCCCACAAGGTCAAACAGATGGCACTGGACTTGAACATAGCAGTTATCCTGCTGGCTCAGGTAAACCGAGAGGGTGCAAAGCGTGGACCGCTTGAACTGTATGACCTCAAGGATTCAGGTGACATCGAGAATGATGCTGACGTTGTGCTCCTTATGTACCCATCCAAGGGTAGCGTTGAGGATTCCAAGGACCAGGACCACAAGGGTTCCTTTACGTCCCTTAACTACAAGTTAGCTAAGAATCGTGAGGGCGAGCGAGGCATTGGTTCCTTCTTTAAATTCTACCACTGCGTAGGAAGGTTTGAATAGCTATGACTGTTGACATAGTAAATGAAACCATCAGTGTATAATAATAATACGAGGTAAGCTACATGAGTAATCAGTAGCGGGGTTAGTATTACTCCCTCATTTAAAGCCTCGATGTGTGATAGGTAGCCTCGTCCCTTGTTGTTGGGGGGCGGGGCTTTTTATTTATAGAGAACCAGGAGGTCGGATGAATGGTACATCACCTTCCTTGAGTCGTCTCCTGTACTCCTTCATTTCTTTCTCACGAGTAAATCCGAACAGGCGATTGATAACGTCAGAGGCTGGAGCTATGCTTACTAGCTTGCTTTCAGTAAGGGCTTTGTCACCACTCATTACACGTTGTAACTCAGCGGTGTAGTCCACGCCCTGCTGGACTGTAATAGGAGTAATGAAGTCCAGGAAAGCCTGACCTAGACCTTCACGTTTGATTTGATAAAACTGGTACTTACTGATACCGAAGGAACGTACCATACCATTTAATAAATAATCATCTAAGTAACCAAGTCGACCAGCCAAGAAGTCCTTGAGTGCGTCAACAGGTAAACCAACAAGCAACATGAAGCCCATTAATTTAGTAAGATTAGAGAGAGCTACTGCTCTTTGTTTAGTTGTACTATTACTTCCGAACAGGTCATCGAATATCTCCTGCCTTGTGTAAGCAAGCTGTGCAATCATAAATGATTTCATTTGATAAACAAAACGTACATTGGGGTTAGCTGACTGAGCGGCTACACTCTGCATCTTACTCATTGGCTGAGTCTTAAGCAACTGAGCGAACACAAAATTACGTACTAATGCATTGTCCCTGTCGCCCTTCTTCAAGGCGGCGATAGTAGCGTCAACATTCTCAGCACCATTGTACTGTTCAATCTCAAGTCTAAATTTCTTGGATGCCTTGGAGTCCCTGTTCTTGTAGTAACCACGAGCAAGTTTTCTTAGCTGTAAATAACTAGCGGCTAGATTGCTCTCCTTCATTATCTGGTCCAGCTTTGTAAAGCCAACTGCCTTCAGTCCGAACTTAGCCGCACTATTCAGGAATGACTTTTCATCAGTGAACTCATCGGAGACTCGGTCCTTTGCGTAACCGAAGGACTCAAGACTGAAGTCCCTTGTCATGCCTAGACCACGTACTGTATTGATTAATCCATTTCGATACATAACGAATGGCATATCAAACAGTTGTGATAATGTAGATGTGAACTCAACTAGCGTAGTAATGTAACTACCTTGTCGCATACCACTGAGAAGTGGATTCTCTTTAGCCGCTGGGTTAAGAATCATACGTGCTATGTTACGTACTGTCTTTACGTCCTCAGCATTTATCTCACCACTTTCCAGTAACTCAGATATTAATGGGGATAACGTACCAGGAGTACGTACCTTTTCAAATGTCGGGTCCAGTGTAACATCGAGTTCCTCGTATCGTCTACCCATTAGTTCGGTAGTACGAGTAGCAACAATCATGTTAGTAATATAACTTTCAAGTGCTGATGGAACATCATCATAAAATTCTAACTGTTCCTTTTGGATTAATTCAAATCTACGTGACAGCTCCTCCCTTGGAATCTTAATACTTATTCCTCGGTTCTTCAGGAACTGCTCACTGGTTCCAGCCTTGCGGATGTAGTCCTCAATGAATAACGCCTCCTCAGGGGAGTTCTTTTCTATCTTGGGTATGAGGTTCTCACCTTTTTGTCCTGGCTGAAGCTTTGAGTTACGCTCCATTATTGCGATGTTCTCAGTCTCAATCTCAGCGTTACGCTGCTCAAGAGCTAAGTTAATATCATCAGCTATGGTTTCACCTAGTGAATCCTTTAGACCTTTGTAATCAATAACCCTACGTGGGAAGAATGACTCAAGGAATCCAACATCAATGCCCTGCTCCCTAGCATTAGAACGCAGGCGAGAAAGAACTGGTTGAACCCCGAATATTAAATCATTGTACATATCGTACTTACGAAGTAATGCATCACGTTCAGCTATTAACTCAGCCTTGGGTTGCTCGTCCTGCTTGAGAGGACTATACATGAGTAACTGCTTTAGTCGGTCCTTGTCAGCCTTGCTCTTTATTGCATTGTATTTTTGTACAAAAGGAAGTACACGCTTAATAGCATCATTCTTTTCAGCCTCAATAGTATTGAAGTAACCCTGGAATGCCTGAGCGATTCGTGGATTAATCTTTGAAAGAACACGTGACACAGTATTCACGTACTTATCCATGAAGCCAAGCTTCTCCTTGTTCTTCTTCTTCTTTGATGGAGGTGTATTGATTTCAGCGGCTACCCCAGCGGTAATCTCACGCTGACCTGTCTGTATCGCTATGCTCTCCGTAGCCTCCTCTATGACCTTTTGATTGGTAGGTCTAGCTGATGGGTCAACCTGTGCAAGTAAAGCCGCTGACTGAGCAATCATAACGTCAGCTTGGTACTTCTCGCCTGCTATGGTCTTGAGTAACCGAGCCATGTAGGACTGAACCTTCTTGAGTAACTTTTGAATCTTACTCATAGCTGGACCATTTCTTGAGAACTGCTCAGTTATCTGTCCGTATGAACCCTGCTGGATTATCATACGATAGAACTCAGCACCGAACTCGTAGTCCTCTTTTAAATTTCTGTATACATCCGAAACGGCACGGCGTTCCTTGGGGTTCATGTCCCTGCCTACTTGACCGAAGAACTGCACCCAGCTACCGCCTTGCTTTTTAATTACCTCGTGAGTAACAGCATGAATAATTTCTTCACGCATAGCGGCACGTACGTACTCCTTGCTTTGACCTATTAGTAAACGTGGATTGAACTCAATCTCGTTTTGTATGACATTGTACCTAGCACCCAAGGTCATTACTATATTAGCAAATATAGGAGTAAGACCAAGTGACTTCGCTATTGGGTTGAACTCCTCGTATATAGCCTTCTCTAACTCTCTCTCGTTAGCGTACCCTTCGGGGGTTACGTCATCGGCAGGTTCAATGCGTTGCTCCTGAGGGGTCCTCATGCTGTTGTCCACAGTAGGATTCAGCCCTGCGTCAAAGAAATCACCAAGGAAACCACCAGCTTCTATATCTTCTCCTAAGGATAGTGATACGCCTTCTTCAAATGTCTGAACTTCAGGGAAACCTTCACTGTTATACTTTGAGTTCATTTCCCCATCGAACCTCATAAATATAACATCAGGCTGACCGTTATTAAACTTGGAATAAGTTTGAAAATCCCAGCCTTCAGGTTTTTTCGATGGGTCGAACTTAAGCCTAGCTACTGGTTTGAATCCATAGCCAGCATAAATATCAGGAAGCACAGTCTCAAATCCATTAAGGAACTTAACTTTTCCCGTTGCTATTGCAGCGTCAAAAGCTGCATTAACATCCCCTAGGGTTGCGTCAGGTGATTTTACTACTGAGCCTACTTCTCCCTGTGGAGAAATAGAAAGTGTAACTGTACCGCCATCGGGGTTCTTTATACGTATAAGGTCATACCCATTGTATTTCTTGGGCGATAATATATCAACCGAAGCACCGAACCTTGACGCTTTTTTATTCTTCCTTGCTGTACTTACAAAAGTTTCAGCAGTTAGCTTATTGGCGATTCCTTTAGCAGTTCTAGTGCCTCTTGGGTATTTCTTGCCATCCCCCGCTCTATAAGAGATTGTACCGCCGTAGGTACGTAGTCTAGTTTTTGCTCTGTCAATTGATTCACTTCGGGTAGGGACTCCTGACTTTCTACCTCGAAATCGTAGACTTCCTCCAATGACATTTTCGCTCCCTTCGCCCAGTAAGCCTGTTGTGATAACTTCAGGTCCTTGGCTACTTGCGGGTCTAGCCCAGTCAGGTTCAAGAACTCGTTGTCCAATGATTGTATTTCTTGCGGTATTTTCATCTTGTGATGTATTCCATGTTTTGGTTGCCTTGTCAATGTCGGCAGGATTTCTTTCTGACGGTAAGAATACTTTTCGTATTGCTTCCCAAGTTATGGATTGCATTTGTCGTGGCTGTAATCCACGTTCTTTTGCAGCCCTGCGGTAAGCCTCAAGATAAATGTGATACGTACCACTTATACCTTTAGCTTTTGAATTTTTAATTTTTCCAGCACCGAAGTTGTGACTAACTTGAACAGCACTAGCTCCGAGAGGCATCATCAACCCAGCTGCTACAGCGTGAGTATCAATGGTAGCGTCACCAAAAGGACTATTGGGTGCTACAATATTATTGTAAAAGTTTCTTACTTTATGCTGGTCGCCCAGACTGTTAGATATATTTTCAGCTGAACCATTTTCTATAACTGATACAGCTTTTGTTATTTCACTAACAGAACCCCAAGTGTTCATTGACGGAGTTCCATCCAATTTGATTTGAATTCCTACCGCATCCCCTTCGGGTGAAAGAACTTGATAGAATCTTCCGAACTCAGCCTGTGCAATAACACGGATAGCCCACCCAGTTAATATTTGACCATCTTTACTTTTATCAGAATTTAATTCACGTATTGTTTTACCACGAATTAAGTCCAGTATTTTTCTTCGTTTATCCTTAGCTTTATCGTCTAACCTTTTATTGAAATTTTCTCTCCTTGTTTGCTGGAGTTTTGTTTCCCCTTCTTTTTTCTTTTTCTTTTGGGACTTGGCTCCTTCAGCGGCATCAATAATGTTGTCAATGTTTCTATCAATCTCGCTTCCCTCTATAGTGAAGTCCTGATAGTTTTGGTATACATGAAGTACTTGCTCGGCTTGAGCAACATTCATAAACCAATCCTTTTGAGGGCTTAAGTTAGCAATAACAGCTGAAACTTGCTCGACAGTTAAACCATAACGAGAAGCAAAATCATTAGCTATCTTGTTAGCACCATCGTACCATTGAGTAGCTCTCGCACGCAAGTCCTCAGGGAACGTATCGTGCAAATAAAGTAAATTCCTTTTAATGAACTCAACGAACTTTTCAAATTTTACCTTGGGGTCCTTTTCGTTTTTAATATCATCGGGTAAATGTTTGTAATTTACCTTACCCATCTGGGCGTTAATGATTTCTTCAGGAACCATTGAGAAGTCAATGTTTGATTCTTGAGTTGTATCTTTAGATAATTTAGCCGTACCAACACGTGATGAATCATTCGCTGTTGTCTCCTGGCTTACCGTTGGAGTACTAGCACCTGCTACAATATCCTTCTGAGTTAGACGTACAGTATCAATATCCCTGTCACCTCTTTGGTATTTATAATTAAGGTCGGACATCATCTCCTTGCGGAGTTCCTGTATTTCCTTTAGGGTGTACCCAGCGTTCTCAAGTTCAGCAAGGTAGTCATTAAATCGTGCTGACTTTTTACCTTTTACTTTGCCTGCTATGTAAACAGCTTTTTCAAAATCACTAGAGAAATTAACAGTAGCATCCCTGTATCTGGACTTAGCACCACGTAGTCCCTTTGGTAACTGGAATGTACCAGTACGCTGAGGCTGTGCTGTAGTAGGTGCAGGTACTGAGGTTGCGGGAACTGGCTGTGCAGTAGGTGTCGCTGGGGCTTGACGCTCTTGTGCCTCAGTGCGTAACTCGGACATGACTGATTGTATGTCTTGTTCAGTAGCTTGTTCGCCTGCTAATATCTCTGCCTGTTGGCGTAGGGATTCCTCCTCTAAGTCAGTCTGTGCAGTAGGTTCAGGTTGTACTTCAGGCTGTGCTGCAGGCTCAGGCTGGGCTTCGGGCTGTGCTTGGTTTCCAAATTCATCATCCGACATTATAGTTAATGTGCCGTCTGCCCTTCCTTGTTTTTCTATTATTGCTCTATCTCTTGCACGTTTCGCTCTTTCAAGACGCTGTGGGAGTTCAACCTCCAACTTTTTTATCGTCTTTTCCCGTGCATTAGGAAGCCAAGCGTCATTTGCATCTGTTTCTTCGATTATCTCTCTTAGCGTCCTTATTTCATATTCAACGTCCTCAATTTCTGTGCCGTTAATTATTTTATCTAACTCCTTGTCAGACTTATTACCGTGAAATCTTAATTCTGGTTTACTGCCTCCGCCAGAATCTTTCGGAGTAGGCTTGTCGGGCTGGGCTTCGGGTTCGGGTTCCTCTATTACTTGCTCTACACGACCCTGTGAGGGCGTTGCACCAGTAACAGTAAAGGTAAGGTCAGGGGACTTAGTCTCGTAAGCATCAAGTCCTTCCTGTGCTATCTTTATAGCCTCCTCTTCATTAGCTGCTGCCTCGATAGGGATTATAAATTCTCTTCCACTTGCGTCATCAACAACAACAACATCAAATGAGTTAGCTCCAGTAGGTTTAGTATTTTGATTACTAACGTCTTGCTCACGTTTAGTAAATAATCCAGTTGCACCAGCAGCAGTACCACCGACTACACCACCAACAAGGAACTCATTGAATCGGTTAGCTAATACATCGTACGACATTAAACGTCTGTCGTCATCGTAGGTTGCAGCAGCTAAACTATCCAGTAACTGTCCCTGAGCAGCCTCAGTGAATCCCTCAGCAGCAAAACCCTCAGCTATCTCACGCTTGAGGCTCTTTGTTATTTCCTTTATTTCTCCAGAGGGGAGTTTTAATTGACCACGGAGGAATCTTTTTACTTGTGGTACTGACTTAAGTAAACCAACGTACTCCAATGCACTGCCGAGTGCAGTATAACCGAGTGCTGACAACGCAGCATCATCCATCTCTTCATTTGAGAACTCAAGGTACTTTTTATTTAATGTACGTTCAGCATCCATGATGGCTTCAGTAGTCATCTGAGGTGCAATCGCTAGACCTGAGCCAATTAATCCACCAGCAACACCACCAGGTATTCCACCTACAGCAGTACCAATTAATCCACCAGCTATTCCTCCAGCAATATTAACTGGTAATTGACCTAGTCCATTGAGAACCTGACCACCGAAGCTATTAGCGAACTCAGGGTCAATGCCCATGCGTTCATCAATACCCATTGATAATTTTCTCCAGCGTTGAGCAACATCACTCATTATCTGGACTGATTCACCCATATTCGGGTTAATACCGTCCATCTCGCCATCAAGAATATCAATACCCATTGCGGTGATTTGAGCACCACCAGCACCTACGTTAATAGCTGCTTCTATTCCGCCTGACAAGAATGTCTTAGCTGCGTTACCTAATAAGGTACCACGGTCATCCGTAGTCCTTAAGTGTTGTGAAGCAAAGTTAAATAGTTGCTCTTGAGTAGCATTGTCATCATGCTCAATTTCTATTATTTGCCCACTAGGAAGTTCGATTTCCGAGATTTGCATATTTAATTATTTGTTATCCTTGGGATGGTCTTGTGCTTATTACTTTCATATTTGGACCACTGCCCATGATTGCTCTACCAACCTTTGTACCCGCTAGGACTCTGTAAGCAGCACTCTCAGGACCGAAGGTATCGTCTATACCTTTTGTATTAACAAAGACATCCCGCTGAGCATCGTACTTAATATCATTTAATGTGGGTACACCAACTGAGGTTAATATCTTTTGAATATCCGATGGGTCAACTTGCTGACCTGCGGCTGCATCTTGCTCAAGTTTTATAATTTTTAACTCAGCTTCTCTAGCCTGACTCGGTGATAATTGCTTACGTATCATTGCTAGTTTCAAGGCATTCTCTTGTGCTACTTTAGCGGCTTCTTGCTGGGCAGCTATAGTCTTATCCTGACTTTCTACTGATGCATCAATACGCATTTGAGCTAAATCCATTGCTTGCTGTGCGGCTGTTTGAGTTGCCTCATCCCTGCGTTGCATATCAATCCTTGCTGAATAAGCCTTCTCTCGGTCACTAGCATTGGGGTTCTTACCCTTTATGTATCTACGCATCTCGGAATCGGACAGTCCATCGCCACGGCGTTGACTATCTGATACTGATTCCATAAAATCTGGACGAGAAGCCATACGAGCCTCTCTCGCTGCAGATGCAGCCTGTTCTCTCGCAACTTCCTGTTCCGCTAGTCGGTAGCCAATACCACTACTAGATATTTGTTGAATAGCTCGTTGCTGTGCTTCAAAGTCAGCTTTCCTGCGAGCGTTGATTGTTTCAGAGAACTGAGCAGCTGTTGCCTTGTCAGCAAGTATTAGTTGCCCTGTGCTGGGGTCAATTGTACGCACCATGCCTTCGGGTGCTGATTGCACAGGAGCGTTAGGGTCAATCCCCTGTATTTCTTGAAAAGCTGGTAAAGCTGCCTGAGTATCCATGTCCCTTATTCCTTGCAGAACAGTACCAGTACCAGCAGGTGAAACTGGGGGAACATAAGGAACGGCTGAACGGTCACGGGCGGCTGGACCTACTGGACCGCCTTCCACAATATCCATAGCTGTAATAAACTCAAGACCTCTGCCGACCCCCTGGGCTGCTTGTCCAGTCAAACCAAGACCTGCTCCTATTGTTTTTAAAACTCCAGAAGGAAGTGTTCCTTCAGCTACTGGTCTTCCTGTAACATTTCCTTGGGCATCTAATCCAGTCCCAAGTAACTGTTCACCAGCTAATTGACCAACACGACCAGCAGTTTTTGGAATGTCTCGTAAAGATGTAACTGCAGATATACCTCCTATAACTTTATCTAAAAAAGAACTTTGTTTAGGTGCTGGAGATGGAGCAACCGTCACCTGTTCTGTTGGTGCAGCATTTTGTTGAGCAAACCCCAATATGCTATCTCCAAGAGCAAGTGATGCACTAGGGTATTCGTCTTGGTCCTGAACTTTAATTGCCTGTCCCAGTAACTGCTGGTTTAAAAGTCTCTGTTGTTCTATCTCTTGTGGTGTAGCCATGTCGTGTATTATATCATAAGGGGTTTAAAGTTAGGAGTAAGTATAAACTTCAAATCG